ATGGCTACAGTTAAAATAATCATCCTCAAGCATCAAAGGCGAGAAGATAATACCTGGAATGTGAAGATACGGATTACGCACGAACGTCAATCTTCATATATTGCGACTACTCACTATGTGGGAGGTGAGTTGATAAACAAGAAGACTTTTGAGCTAAAAGAAAGGAATAATCCGATTTATGACCAAGTAATGCTCGATGTTCTTAAAATTAGAGCCGAACTTTCAAAATTGGGTCACTCTATTGATTTGTATTCTGCTAAAGGATTATGTGAACTGATGAAAGATAAACTTTCTAATAAGCCTGAAGGAATTAACTTTTTCGACTTTGGTTATGCTTATGCGGATAAGGTTTTGAAAGAAGGTAGGCGGATAGGGGAAAATTATCGAATTGCTATTAGCAAGTTTGAGGCATTCGTGGGAAATCGAAATTTATGTTTCTCGGATATCACATCTTCTCTCTTAATTAAATTCGAAGAAGATTTAAAGAGTCAACGGTCAAAATGTGGTATTGGAAATATTTCTGATTCTGGGGTTCGGCTTTATATGTCGAAGATACAAGCGTTATTTAATCGGGCAAAGCTTGAATATAACGATGAAGATGTCGGAATAATCCGCATTTCCAATAATCCCTTTGCTAAATACAAAATTCCAAAGCAACCGATTACAAGAAAGCGTTCTTTAACGGATGAACAGATAAGAGCTATAAAAGAGTATCGAATACCGGAAAATATGTTGGGTGTCATTATTGCCAGAGATGTGTTTCTGATGTCGTTCTTTATGGTTGGAATGAATACCGTTGATATGTTTTATTTGAATCCTCCTGTTGATGATAGATTTGAGTACGAGCGGAGGAAGACAAGAACCAGGCGGGATGATAGGGCTTTTATTTCCATTAAAGTAGAACCGGAGCTTGAGCCTTATTTGGAAAGATATAAGGATTCAGTAGGGGATAGAGCGTTTAATTTCTTTATAAGATATGCGAGCCATAAGCAATTTGTGCATAAGGTGAATCTTAATCTGAAAAAGATAGGGAATGCTTTAGCTATTCCCGATTTAACTCTTTATGCTGCGCGCCACTCTTGGGCTACAATAGCAAGGAACGACTGCGGTATTTCGATGGACGATGTAGCAATGTCATTGAATCATAAGTCTGGGTATAATGTCACAGATACTTATGTTAAAAAGGACTGGAGCAGGATTGATAAGGCAAATCGGAAGGTAATTGATTTTGTGTTCCATCCAAAAAAGAAGGACGAAGAAAAAGCCGGGGAGTGATGCCCGGCTTTCTTTAAATATTATGAGACACAATCTACTATACATTTGCCAGTTTGACAGTAGAATTGAAATGTTAATAATAAGTTGTTAGTTTTCTATTTTTATAATGTTCTTGATGTCAGCATACGATTTGATAGCCTTTAAATTATCAGGGATTTCCATTCCTAACTGTTTAAATGCAGGTTCGTATTTTGAAATAATATCCTCTACGCAATTGAATCCATAACCTCCATCTCCAAATTTCTCAAAATCACTGATGATGCAGTCCATAAGCTCTCTTTTGGCAAGTTCTTGGTCTCCATATAATAGAGCACGTCTTACATTCCAAGTTTTATCTTTCTCGCATTGCAGTTTCTTTGTGATTCTATTCACATCATTTGTCATTCCCCATATTTTGAAGAAGAGAATGATTTGCAGTACTCCAAATACGAGGAGTACGATAGTTAAAAAGTCAATCATAGCTTTAATTATTTAGTTTGTTCTTTAATTCTTTAAATAAATCCGGGTTCTCTAATTCTCCCCAGTAGTATTTCTTATAGCTGTCCCGGTCAAAACTTTGTTTCTTCTCATAAACGATTAAGCATTGTTTATCACAGAGGACTATTACAGTCGATTCAAGGAGGCAAGCGTATGAGCGAGCTTGCAAAAATGCCTCTTCTACCTCTTGGTTGTTCTTCATGTAAAGTTTGGCTTCAATCAACACTTTGGACTTTTCCTCATCCGGCTTATTTTCATAATGCAAAGCGTAATCTGGGAATATCCGGTGCCCACGTCCTGCATGTATTGGCAATTGGCGAATGAAGTCTTTATTTTCATACCATCCCATAGAGTTAAGCAATGGTTCTAATAGTTGTAGTTCTACATCCCTTTCTTCTTTTATATTCACATTCTCCGGCATGGTCGGAGCGTACAACTTGGGTAAAATGTCGGTATCAAATCCTTTGGCTTTTATCATACGGAGTAGTTCTGAATAATCCTCGCTACTCATTGGCCATCCGTTTACTCCCTGGAATTTCTTTCTAATAAGAGGATGCTTCGAAAAGTATTCATCTGCTTGTAGTTCTTTCAGGGTGATATGAGGAATGTCTATTTTGCCACTTATATAAGTATTGCTGTAGTAGTGGAAGAACGGGTCTATTACTCCATCTGTTTGAGCGATCCAAAAGCAAGTGATTGCGCTAACTGGTGATGTTTCGTAGTGAATTAGAATATCACCTTTCTTGGTTTCAGAATTAGCCTGCCAAAAGGTTGTATCAAAAATTTCGACAGGGTCAATGAGCCCTCCAATAAACCATGCTTGCGATGCTTGTGGTATATCTGTTTTTTCTTTGGGTATGAAGTTGGGTGCAAAGTTATATAGGAAAGCACATAATTCGGCAGGGGAAAGATTATTTTCTGTTCTAAACAGATAAAATGTCTCACATAATTGCCAGTAATACATACATCGGGCATTATAGTCTGATTTCTTTGGCACAACTGGTAGTTCTATTTCAAAGACATCCGCTATCTTGTTTAAATCGAAGAAGCGATAAACGAAAATATTAGGAAAATAAAACTCAGAAGAAAAATAATACATGAGAAAAGAAATCCATACATTATTGTTCAACATAAAAGAGTAATCATTAGGTGGTATTATGATTTTTCCTTCCTCTGAAACTCCTGTATCAATAGTCTCTAAATATTTCTCTTTAGATTTTTTTAAAGATGTAGGTCTTTTTCTATCTGGAAACTCTACAATATTATAACACCACATAGATTCGCAGAAGTCTGCTATTAATGCCTTTGCTTTAGTGTTGTCAAGCCATAACTTCAATCTTGGATTATATTTGAAAACCAAATCCATCATTGTATCATTATTGGGTGACTCCTCAAACTCCTTAATGGCTTTTTGCCCCTCAGAAGATTGCTTGTATAGACTCCATGTATATTGGTTGAATTTCATAGTATTAGTTTTAATAGTTTGTATATTAAACTTTTAAACTACCTCCTTCTTGGCCTTTGCAATTCTATCACATTGAAGATTTGTTTAACTTCTGCCAAATCAATAACTCTGTCAGGATACATGTCATTCAAAGAGTGTATTGTGATAGTATGATTTTCTACATTATGATCTATTATTCGTTTTACCAAAATTCCGCCTTCATGTACAATAACGAAATCCCATTTCCGAATATGCAATTTAGACTCTGCCCATAGATAGGGAGCTATTTCTCTACAAAGAAGCCTATCTCCTTCAAGATAGCTTTCTTCTGTTCCATCATTCATACTGTCTCCTCTGACCTCAAAGGCTACATAGTTTCCTTTTGCTTCATGGTCAATAATGAATGGTATAGTAGGTAGTGTAGCTATGTATGCAGCATCTTGGAAGCCGCATATATATCCGGCTTGTGCGTATTGGTTCACGAGAGGTACGTTTATTATATAATTTTGGTTTAATGGTATCGCTTCATTCTCAATTGCTAATGCATTCTCACTACTGAAAAATTGCAGTAGTATTTCAGTATTTGCAGGTGTTGGTTTGGTTTTCCCATTTTTGTAATTACCCAATGTACTTTGTGATATATGGGTCTGCTTTGATATCACATAGTTGGATAACTTGCTTTCTCTAAGTAACTTAATAACTTCTTCTGCTTTGCTGAATAACTCTTCTGTAGTCATGTACTGCAATATTAAAGTATTAATAAAAATTAAAAACATGCAATATTGCATTGTATTTATTGTAATACTGCAATATTGTAGTATATTTGCATCATCAAACAGTGATAACCTAATCACTTTTGCAAAGAAACGAATTTTGCTTCTTATAAGCAATAGTATAAACATATTAAAAACGCACGATTATGAAAACAAGAGAATTTTTACACGAAGTAATGTCATTGGCTTGGCAGTTCGTAAGAAAGAATGGCTTTTCAATGTCTGAAGCTCTAAAGTCTGCTTGGGTAAACATGAAATTGAAAGCTGAGATGAAAAAGAAGATCGTCAAGTTTTATTTCAAAAAAGTAGACGGTTCTGTAAGAGAGGCGTATGGTACACTCAATGAAAAGTTGATGCCCGCCATAACAGGCAATGACAAGAGAGCGAAGAATGATACCGTCCAGACTTACTATGATACAGAGCGTGGCGAGTTCAGGTGCTATAAAAAAGCTAATTTATTATCAATTGCTTAATACTTAAAATTATGACTACTTATGAATTAGAACAAGGTTTAAATGCTCTTCGCAGGGACTTGGTAGCAGTTGAGGGCATGGACGAAGAAACTGCTTGTAGAGTTTACAACGTAGATTGTAAGGCTGATATTATCGAGGTGATAAAAGAAGAGATTGAAACTTATGAAACTATTCTTTTAGGTTCTGACTCAGGTGAAGATAACGGTATGGATTACGATGCTCTTTGTGAGGTTCAAGGTTTGAGCCGATACGCATAATACACGGTTATGCAACGCACGACAGCCCTACTGACGGATTGAACGGCAACCGATAGCGAGAATCGGGTAGGGCGCTATTGATTAAGCTCTTTGACAAGATTGTGAAAACCTTTACGGTGTAATACTATAAGCTGTACAAGGTTGACCAAAGATAACGAACGTACATAAGCAAGTTGGAGCTTGCGAGCTGTACAATGTATAACAATTAATAGAAAACACCGCAAAGAATCGTCCCAGAGCAGTAAGAAAACGGGTTGGGCGTCCGTACTGTTTTCGACCATATAGCCTGTACTGAACTTGAAATATGAGTTCTACCAAGCATAACAGCTTTTCTTCAATGGGGGTACAGGCACTAACTAATATACATAATTATGAAACTAATTCAATTTATCTTAGCTATACTGGTGACAATATGTGCTATTGGTATGCTATACGGGGCTATTACTACTTACAGTCCTATGAAAACATTCTCTATTACAATAATGAGTATCATTTTTATTGGATGCGTTTCGTTTGTGATACTTGCATTCAGGGAATTAAGAACAAATTAAACGTCTGAGGGCTGGTAGTCTTTGAGCTTGAACTCTGTATGCTTAGCGACCTACTATCCGGCCGATAGCAAGGAAATACCGTACAGGCAGACGTTTAGATGTTTTGTTTGTCGTGTTTTATTTTGTGTTTGTACTGGGTGTGCCGTTCGTGAGAATAGTACACCTTTCTTATTCCGGATGGTTAGCTTATCGGTTAGAGCTTCGTGTTGCGCAACCAATTGGCATGATTGAGAGAGGTTCGACTCCTCTACCATCCACAAATCATTAATTAAACAATAAGTTTTATGGCAACAATCAGAGAAACGATTTTAAAAGTAAAGCCGGGAAAACAGAAGATTATCCCGCTATCAGAAGTTGAGGTAACTGGCTACAGGCAAGAGGCCCATGAGATAAACAAGGAATTGAGAGAAAAAGGTGTTGTAGCTCCGGGTGGTAAGAATGTATATACCATTTCGAAGAATAAGTACACCAATTCTATGTATATTGTCAATAACATGACTAAGTAGTGGTCTAATTTACACGATTATGGAAAGAGTATTAACTGAACTAACACCCGAATGCGAGATTACAGCACGGATGTACGCACAAGGGTATGAAAAGAAAGAAATTGCTGATCTCAAATGCCGGGCGGTTAGCACGATAAACAACCAACTACAAAAAGCATTTGAGGTTCTTCAATTAAGGAACGGGAGAGAGCTTGCAACGCTTGTGTTTGAGAGAATATCGGGTATAAGTTTAACGATGAACTTTTCACCCATTAGCCGTACGGTGGTTGCCTGCTGTCTATTATGTGTGTTTTCTTTTTCGCTTTATCACGAACAAGGCGATATGAGAAAAGGAAGAAGAACGAGAGTGGAACGAACAGAAAGAATAAGGAGGTCTTATGATAATACAGATGCCGGAGGAAGTTTTATTTAAACTGGTGGACTACGCTAAGGGATTAGGTAGAAAGGAAGAACGCATTGATTCGTTCAAAGAGCCCAAATTTATAACCCAAAATCAAGCTCACATTTCTTATGGAAAGGGGAATGTTGCAAAATGGGTCAAAGAAGGCATTGTAAAGAGGTACAAGGATGCCGATGGAAAGGTTCGCTCAGGTGTTCGATACAATGTAGTTGAACTGGATGCGGCAGCTTTCAAGTGTAATTATATGAAAACGTTGTCTCCACTGGCGAAAGCTGAAATGAAAGAAATTAGTAAATAACCCTTTAAATTTTATGATTATGTCCTTAATTAAGAAATCGAATGAATTAGTAATCCCCACCACCGTAAAGATGATGATTTACGGTCAAGCAGGTATGGGAAAGAGTACAGTAGCGTTGAGTGCTCCGAAGCCTTTGTTATTAGACTTTGATAATGGTGTTAAACGCATGAATATGGCGCATCTGGAAAACATAGATACCGTACAGGTCACTTCATGGAATGATGTTCAACAAGTCTTGCAAGAAGATTTATCAGGCTATCAGACAATCGTTGTTGATACTATCGGTAAGATGATGGACTTTATCATTACTTATAAATGTGGTAGCCGCCAACCGTCTATTAGGGATTGGAGTGGTATCAATGCTGAATTTTCTTGGATGACAAGAACACTCTCAAGTCTGAACAAGCATATTATTTTCGTTGCCCACCGTGATACAAGAAAAGAAGGTGATGATACGGTGTTCATTCCTGCCTTACGTGAGAAATCCTACAACTCCATCGTTACTGAATTGGATTTGCTTGGCTATTTTGAAATGAAGAGCGAGAGAGGCATACAGAGACGTACTATAACCTTTGACCCGACTTCAAGAAATGACGGCAAGAACACTTGTAATCTACCTTCTGTAATGGAGGTGCCTACTATCGTCGATAAGAGCGGTAATCCGACCGCAAAGAACGACTTTATCACCACTAAGATAATCAATTCATATTTAAGTATGCTGGCGGCTAAAAAGGAAGCGCAGGAAAAGTATGACAAGGTGATAGAAGAAATAAAAGAAAGCATTGAATTTATCACCGATGCCAACTCCGCTAATGAGTTCGCTTCACATATCAATGAGTTCGAACACGTAGGAAGTTCTCTAATGAAAGCGAGAAGCCTGTTTGCAGCCAAAGTAAACTCTTTGGGGTTGGTATTTGACAAAGAAACTAAAACCTATTCAGATGCAGCTTAAATACCACTTTTATGCTACAATTCTTGATGCCTTTTGGGGGTATCTGAATAGTGATGTAATTTGGGATAAGTATTGGGGATGGAGTGATAATCCTCCCCATACTCCCGAAGAATTTCACGAATTGCAGTTTCAAGAACTGATAGACCGTATCAATCGTAAACCTTTCGACAGTGAAGCGGCTGACCGTGGCACGGCTTTCAATGAAATCATTGATTGTATGATTGAAAACCGTAAATCTTCTATAATGGAAATCAGCAAGGCATATCACGATGATGGAACACTTTACGGAATAAAAGCCGTTTACAACAATCGCACATTCACTTTTCACATTGACCTCTGCCGTGAGTTTGCCAATTACTACAAAGGCGCATTGACCCAACAACGAGTAGAAGCCATTCTGCCCACCGCATACGGCAATGTTTTGGTTTATGGAGTAATTGACGAACTGATGCCAGCCAGCGTTCACGACATCAAAACAACTGGCAGTTATACTGTAGGAAAGTTCAAAGACCATCACCAACATCTGGTTTATCCATACGCTCTAATGCAGAACGGTTCGGATGTGCGGACGTTTGAATACAATATCGTAGAGTTCAACAAAGGCGGTTATGTGGTGGACACCTATACTGAGACATACGTTTTCAACCCGGAACGTGATATACCTATTCTCACTAATCATTGTGAGGAATTTATCCAGTTCTTGGAAGAAAACAGAGAATTAATCACCGATAAAAAGATATTTGGAGGAGAAAACTAATGGCAAATCAGATAACCGGACGGATAATCGAAATCGGACAAACCGTCCAAATACCATCCAAAACTGGAGGAAATTCATTTACCAAACGGGAATTTATTTTAGACGCTACCACTTATGACCCTTATACGGGCGAACGTAGCGAGTATGAAAATATTATTCCCTTAGAGTTCTCAGGCGATAAATGCACCGAACTGGACCGCTTTAAAACCGGTGATGTTGTTACTGTATCATTTGTCTTACAAGGGCGTTCTTGGACGAATCAGGACGGAGAACTCAAACGTATGGCATCTATTCGGTGTTACAAAATAGATGCGCGTGGCGGTGTGTCGCAATCCCCACAAGCTACACTGGCACAGCAACCAATTCAACAACCTACACCGCAGCCGACTTATCAGCAACAGCCGCAGAACTTTCCGCCTCCGATTGATGCTAATGGCAATGTAAAGGACGATTTGCCTTTTTAGCGTATGCTGTTCGACTTGAAGAATGAATATCAAATACCCAAGTTCAAGGAGTATGTAAACAAGCTGTTTAGTGAACGTGCGGTGGTGGAAGTGAAAAAGAAACTACCTAACCGCACGCTTGCCCAAAACAGCTATTTACATCTTCTTTTAGGGTATTTCGGTAGTGAGTATGGTTGCAGCCTTGACGAAGCCAAAATAGACTTCTATAAGAGGACTTGCAACCGTGATTTATTTGAACGTAAAACGGTCAACAAGAAGGGCAAGGAAGTAATCTACTTGCGCAGTTCAGCCGAACTGACAACAGGTGAAATGACCCTGAGTATTGACCGCTTCCGTAATTGGAGCGCGGCACAAGCTGGAATTTACCTGCCTGCTGCGAATGAACATCAAATGCTGATTTACGCCCAGCAGGAAATACAAAGAAATCAAGAATTTATTTAGTTATGATAGAAACAAGAAAAACAGAAATCCGGTATGTGACATCTGACCCGAAAAAGATGCTTAACATGTACCTTGCAAAACGTGTCCTCAAAACATGGGAGGAATCTTTCATTGATGAAGATACCGGTGAAACAGTAATCATCGAACGGAATGAAATTCTTTTCGACCGTGGTACGCTGATAGACCAAGACACTTTGGCGAAAATTCGTTTCAGTATGGAAGCAGACGGTATCAAGGAAGTGGAAGTCAGTAACCAGAACCGCTTGGCGTTCGAGAATGAGAACAATTATCTGTATCCGTACATCGCTCAAGCGCAAATAGGTGACAAGAAACATAAGTTCTTGCTATATGCCACCGGAATACAGAACGCTTGCATCATATTGAAAGACTACATTGAACTCAATTACCAGTTCGGATTCACCCCGACAATGATAAAGGAGTTCGATTCCTGCGTGATTCTTACTGACAACTTGAAAGAACGCAAGGTTGACGATGCTTCGCTTGCCTATCTTAAAAATGAAATCACTATGGCAGAATACGTTGATAAGATGGACGATGAGACTGAAGATCGTGACGAAGAATCTAAACCGAATGAAAAGAAATTCTATCAGATTGAGACGAAAATCACCTTTACGGAAGGAGATAACGAAGACGAAAGAGTCCAAACCTTTGTCGTGAATACCTTCAATGTTGATAGAGCGATGATGCTTATTACCCACTATCTCAAAAACAAAGAGGAAGAATGTGAGAATCAAGCCAAAGAAAAGGGACATGAGTTCAGAAAGAGAGAAATTCACACGGCTATTGAATCTGCTAAACCTATCCCAGTCGGGCGGTTTATTCCGAAAGAGTTCTCAATGGCTTATATGGAATAACTTTGTTAACCTGCCTGCAAGGTCTGTGAAGATATAGCAGGCAAACATGGGCGGGCGTATGGAATGCACTGCGCACAGCCGGAAGTGTGTATGCCGGATCGTTACCGGTCCCGTCCACAAACTTGTGTTGGAAAGGGAACATGAAAGTATTCAGTTGCAAATGGATATTTCTGTAATGCGCATACAGATAGTGTTCCCGATGGAATAATGTGAGCCACACATCAATGGCATGGGTTAATAAATAATGGTTGTGCCCCGGAGAATATGCTTCGGGGCTTTTAATTAAAAAATTATGAATGAAATATTAACTGGAAAGATTTGCCCTTATTGCGGTAAGCCTACTGAATACGTGGATAGCTCCATAATCTACGGACGTTCCTACGGTATGATTTATCTGTGTCATGATTGCAGGGCTTATGTAGGTGTGCATAAAGGTACAGACCAAGCATTAGGACGTTTGGCAAATGCTGAGCTAAGAGAAGCCAAGAAGGAAGCCCACTTCTACTTTGACCAAATAGCTAAGACCAATCTTATCAATAAAATTTGGAAGAAACATATCCCCAACACTTCAAATAGAAACAAAGCCTACCTGTGGCTATCCAATCAACTGGGCATACCACGTGAGCTTTGCCATATCGGAATGTTTGATGTGGAGGATTGTAAGCGAGTTGTTGAATTGTGTAAACCAATAGTAGAATGCCATACTACATAAAACGAACTAAGGCTAAGAAAAAAGACAAGCCTTTACCTCTGTTTGATAAAGCAGGGGTAACAGTAAAGAAGAAGCCGGATTTGAAAGCTAAGCTCGACAAGGAGTTTTCTCTTTTCATCCGGCTTCGTGATTGTATGCCGAACGGTTATTTTCACTGTATCTCATGCGGTCAGATAAAACCGTTTGAACAAGCTGATTGCGGCCACTATTTCAGTCGCACGCATTTGGCTACACGTTTCGATGAAAATAACTGCCATGCTGAGTGCCGTCACTGTAATAGGTTTAAAGCTGACCATTTGGAAGGCTATCGGATGAATCTGATAGCTAAAATCGGGCAACAGAAATTTGACCTGCTAAAGGTGAAAGCTGCCGGCACTTCCAAAATGTCCGACTTTGAGTATGAGCAGCTAATCAAGTATTACAAAGCACTTAATAAGAAATTACGAAAGGAGAAAGGAATATGATAAAGGTTACTATCCATATTAATAGTGATAGTTTTTATATGGACGACAATGTTAGTAAAGATGTTATGTTGCAATGTTTGCCGAGAGTTGGAGATACTTTTTATCTGAGCGATGAAACTAAAGAACGCTTTTACAATATAATTCATGAATTCAATCTTTATGTAAGATATAAAAAATGGTTATATGGGAAAAGTTCTAAATTAGAGGGTAATGACTTGCTTTCATGCGATAAGGAATTGCTTCAAGAAGATTTTTCTCTTGACGATGTATGTATCGTTTGTGATGTCTTATTTGAAGAAAATGGTGAAATACATATAGAACTATCTGACCATGTACAAACTACGTGATTACCAACAGAAAGCCTCTGATGCAGCCGTTTATTTCTTCAACAACAAAGCGAAGAAAACAAACGCCATCATGGTCTTGCCCACAGGAAGCGGCAAATCGCTTATCATAGCGGATATAGCCGCAAGGCTTGACGGTCACACTTTAGTGTTCCAGCCAAGTAAGGAAATACTCGAGCAAAACTTTAAAAAGCTCTGCTCATACGGTATTCTTGATTGCAGCATTTATTCGGCTTCTTTCAACTCAAAGGAAATAAGCCGGATAACATTCGCAACAATCGGATCGGTAAAGAATCATCCCGAACTGTTCATCCACTTCAAGAACATCATCGTGGACGAATGCCACCTTGTTAACCCCAAAGAGGGAATGTACAAGGATTTTTTTGATGCAGTGAAGTGCAAGGTTCTTGGCTTGACGGCAACTCCTTATAGATTGTCTTCCTCACGTGACTTCGGCTCCATGCTGAAATTCATCACCCGGACAAAGCCTCATGTCTTTTCAGAGGTCATTTACCATGTACAGGTATCAACTCTCTTAGATATGGGATATTTGGCAAAGTTGAATTACTATCCGATGAATCCTTCGGGATGGAATGAACTCAACTTACGGGTGAACACTACTGGTGCCGACTATACGGATAAATCAATCCAAAAGGAATATGAACGAATCGACTTTTACAGTTATCTCGTCCATATCGTCCAAAGGCTGATGAATCCAAAAGCTGGAGGTAAACGAAAGGGAATACTGGTATTTACCCGGTTCTTGAAAGAAGCCGAACAGCTTACGTGGTCCATTCCCGGATGCGCTATTGTTTCGGGTGATACTCCCAAATCTACTCGTGAAAGAATCCTTGCTGCGTTCAAATCTGGTGAAATCCCGGTCGTTGCCAATGTCGGAGTTCTGACTACTGGTTTTGATTATCCCGAGCTTGATACGGTTGTTATGGCCCGTCCTACGATGTCACTTGCTATGTGGTATCAGATAGTTGGTCGGGCTATTCGTCGACATCCTCAGAAAGAGTGTGGGTGGATTGTTGATTTATGTGGTAACATCAAACGTTTCGGAGAGGTGTCGGATTTGCGGTTATTTGATAGCGGCAATGGGAAATGGGCTGTATTCTCTAAGGGAAGACAATTAACTAATGTGAGGTTTTGATTTATGAAATATTACATACCTATTAGCAGACGGCTATTTGAGCACCCATTTTGGTGCGAAGAGCGCGTATTTTCGAGGTTTGAAGCATGGCTTGATTTAGTTCGTAGCGCACGATTTGAAGACACGAAGCAACTTATTGGTAATAGGTTCATAGAAGTTAAGCGCGGGCAGATACTTGTTTCATTGCGGTTTTTAGCTGGTCGTTGGCAGTGGTCAACCAAGAAAGTAAATTCTTTCCTCGACTTACTGATACAGGACAATATGATTATAAAAGAAACACCAAAGGAAACAGGACAGACCGTTGTAACTATCTGTAATTACGATAAATACAACTTCGTATTACAAGAGCTGGAAACGCAAAAGAAACAGCAGGGAAACAGTGAGGAAACACCTTGGAAACAGCAGGGAAACAAAATAAATAAAGATAATAAAGAGAAAGAATTAGAAGAAAATAAAGAAAACTCTACTATCGTAGAGAAAAAGAAACCCAAAGACAGGGACGCGGCTAAAGCCGCTACTCTCACTCGAAAAGATTCTTTCTATCAGTCCTTAGTTCCCTATGTTGGTAAATACCCGAAAGACATGATAAGGGCTTTCTTCGATTATTGGTCAGAGCTGAATAAATCAGAAACTAAGATGCGTTATGAACTTGAGAAAACTTGGGAGCTTTCTAAAAGGCTGGCAACATGGGCAAACCGCGAAAAAATGTCTTCTAAATCGGTCATTGATATTGGAGTAGTTCTCAATGATAATACTCCGAATAAATATGATTCACCACGAGAAAGGAAATGGGAGGAAAGATGGAACAAATAGACTTCAAAAAAACAATTGATAGTCTCAAAGGAACTGGGTTTAATCCTATGCCCAATCTTGTGGACATAGCTATACCAGATTCAAAGGATGTACTTTTGAGGGGACTGAATTATTTCACGAGAAATGCTGAATGGTTGCCGGAGTACGAAGAAATAGCTGCATGGCTTTCCGGAAATAATGGGCGTGGACTTTTATGTCATGGTAATTGTGGACGTGGAAAGTCACTTATCTGTTGGAAAATCATTCCTCTGTTGCTTAACCACTATTGCAGAAAGATAGTAGCATGTTATGATGCACAACAAATGAACGCAGATATAGACGCTGTGAAGGCAAAACATATCATTTACATTGATGATATCGGTACAGAAAATTTAAGCGTGAAATTTGGAGAAAAAAGACTTGCTTTCTGTGAAATTGTTGATGAAGCAGAAAAGAGGGGGAAGCTTCTTATGCTGACTACCAATCTATCACTTGACGAAATTTCTCAAAAATATGGAGAACGTACCATGGACAGGTTGGTAGCCATTACTACGAGGGTAAAGTTTAAGGGAGAAAGCTTACGAAAATGAAAGTAACTATCTACTGGGAGAATAAGTCTACTCCTGTTATCCGTAAGAGAATCCGTGATCGATTTGGCATTCCTCACTATATGTCTGTAAATGGTGAGACTCAGGCAGAAATAAGTGAAGAAAATATGTCGGATCTGATAGAGTTGGTTAAACGAGGCTTTATAAGCTTAAGAAATAAATAAATCATGTTAGTAGGAACAACAAATCTTAATACGACTCTCAACTTAATCTATGTGTTGACCGATGTCGTAGAAACGCTTCTCTACGATTTGAGAAGTGAAATGGGAAAACAAGGCTATGAATTGCGTCATGATGCAAAACGCAACTTCAACACTGCGATTTCCGCCATCCGAAGGCTAAAACAGGACGTTGACAAAACGCAATTATCCACACAGGAAAATTTTGGAAATGACTCGGATTGTCTTCTTGCCTTCATCCGGCTATTGGTAGACCGTTGCGGTGATGATGACAAGAAGATGTTTGAGTTTTATAATTATATCAAACGGTATCCGTCTCAACTCGGTTTGGAGCTGTCTGATGAAAAGTGTGTGTTTGCGCATGTTTTTGAGAATAAATAACCATCAAAACAAGATAGATATGAATAAAAGAACAATGCAAATAGATGTCATCGGTCCAGTTGAAGGAACTGAATTGATGAAATGTAAATTGTATATTGATGGTCGTGTGTGTGTCATCGGAATGTCACAGTATGACTATGAAGAGCTAATTCGTGAGAAAGTGTTTATCCGCGATGGAAAGAGTGTTGATTCTGCTGGTGTGATAAACACGACTAACACTTTCGTTGAAGAAGATTAATATTCAAAATAATTTAGAAAGGAATATTTATGAAGAGTAAAAAAATAGCCGTAATCATATCCTACGATTACGAAGATAAAAATACCGTTAGTAATGATCGGATTGCCGATAGAGTAAAAAATGACTTGTTGAAAGGCAGCAACCCCAATCACGAAAAGATAGAATCTGTTACAGTGGAAGATAACCAATAAATATAAAAATATGGATATAGAAAAAATTATTTTCAATATTGCCAACTACGGTGCACATACGTGGGTTAGATATTGGGTACAGAAAGAAATATCAGGTTTAACACTGCCTGGGGAGTACATTGCAATAAGGGGTTCTTTTTTAGCTGATAATTTGCTTACGGAAATTTTTGAAGCTGGCTTTGAAATCAAAACGATATGTTCAAAGAAAATAGATGCTGATGCATATTGTGATGTTTTATTGATGCGTAAATTAAAGTAAAACAAATCAGATATGAAAAGTTAAATTCTTAATAAGAAATATATGAAAGAATCACATACAGGCATTGGGATATGTCATTGTTACCAATGTCGAATGGATAAGAAGCATTGCAGTTCCAGCAGAAGACAATCAAATAAACGGGCAATAAATAAGTTCCGTAGGAAACAGTTGAAATTAGATGAAATGATTAAATGCAATCGTTTCGGAAAATATTGGGCTTGATTTTAATTAAAAAATAGCCCCATAAGGAAGTAATTAGTTAATAACCTTTTAAATGATACGATCAAAGCATTACAATTATCACAACCGGTCCAGCCCCGCCAAGTGAGGAAGGACTATATAAATCACTTCCGGCAGGAGAGACCACTTGAAGGAATCTTCTTCGTTGATTTCATCCGGGAAGTTCTTGAAAAGAGAAGCAGACGAAAGTCTGAACACTATGCAGCCGTTTATGATGCGATTATAAAGCACATAGAATCTTTCTCTGAAGAGTTTGACTGTGACATATTTACCAATTCGGTTACATCTGAGTTTCTTGATGATTTCATTATCTATTTAGAGGACCAAGGTCTCCGTCATAATACTATAGTAGGATATATTCAGAAAATACAATCTCTCGTTCGCCGGGCATCGCAGTATAACTATGCAGTAGATGTTACTTACGACGAGATTAATCTAAGAGAGGAGCCAACAAATGCCGTGTTCCTTTCAATGAATGAGATAACGAGGATATACTACTACAAGTTCGTCAAACAGTATAGAAGAAAGGCTAAAGAGCGAATTAGGGATCTGTTTGTTATAGGTTGCCTGACCGCTCTGAGGTATTCGGATTACTCTACTTTGACAGAAAGCAATCTACAAAAAGGCTTCATAGTCAAGCGTACAAAGAAGACTAATGTAGATGTCAAGGTGCCGGCGCATGACTATGTTAAGGAGATATTCGCTAAATATAATGGAGTTGTCCCTGGAGGATTGTGTATTCAGTATTTTAATAAGTATTTGAAAATCATAATGAAAGAAGTCGGTCTAACAGATGAAGTTACCTATTCTTATACCCAGGGTGGTAGACTTGTAACCGTCACAGGGGAGAAATGGGAGTTAATCAGCAGTCACACCGCCAGAAGATCGGCCGCCACCAACATGTATCTCACAGGCCGGATGAAAACACTGGAGATTATGAAACTCACTGGGCACCGGTCAGAGCAAAACTTCTTTCGTTACATCCGTCTTACAGGAGATGATACCGCACGGGCGATCAGTGGAGATATGTTTTTCAGGAAATAAAAATTTATTCAATAATTATGATAGACAATGATTTATTGACAGACTCAATAAAGTCTGCTTTGAAAGTTGAGTTCCTTTCGTCAAGTAAGGAACTCTTTTTGTATTCTATAGCACTTTACTCAGCTGCAATCTGGGGGAGGAATATTGATGAAAGAAACAGGATTATTCAGGAAAGAGATAAGTCTTTAAAATAGAAGAGGAAGAACCAGACCGCACGACCAATCAAGATTCTTCCTCTCTTACACGATTATGATGCAAATATACTATTTACTTTTAAAATAATCGTGTTATGGTGAGAGAATTTTCAGCAATATCGGAGCTTAAATCTATCAGAGAGCAGAAATCAAGACTCTCGGAGAGAGAGCAAGAACTGATCAAACCTATTTTATCGGATCTTAATATTATTCCTGTAATATACAAATGGTACTGTGAGGTTGTGGGGAATTGCGGATTACCCGAAAGAAGGGCCGGTGCCAGCTTCCGCCAGAAATTCATTTTCATTATTCTGTTTCTTTATTCCCCCAGTACATTGGCTGGTGGTAAGATTGCAAAGGGGATTCGTGATATACTTGCCGGTATATTGGGCTTTAAAGCTCCGACAGGAATTTCTAACCTTTGCGTTGATGTCGTGTTTTACTATAACAATTATAAGGATTATCGTGCAGATATAGACTATCTTTATACCGAGATTATTAATCGGTTAAGATTCAAAGGGCTAATCAATTGAAAGCCGGAGTTTAGTGCTCCGGCTTAATTTTTGTTTGGATTTGTTTTGCGATGGATTGCGTATCAATTATTAAGGATTCAAGTTCTTTATTAGTTATATTGATATAACCTCCATCTTTTTTTCTACCATTTCTGTGTGCTAATAAATTCCTATAATAGAAGTGGTTTTTCATATTTCCATTTGTGTCGATTATAGAAACTTTAAATAATTCTTTGAGTATATCTTTTATAGTACCAATGTTACTATAAGATGTCCTCATTACATATTCTATGACCTTTTGCTCCCATTGGGCAACAAGATTGTCTTCTTTTAATTTAGTCATTTCATCTTTTTTCTTGCATGGAGGAATTGAATTGAAAAAATTATTGAAACTTTCTTCGTCTTGGATTATTTTTGTTAAAATAATGTCACAAATAAATGTATCTAATGATGTAATGATATTGATATATGATAATTTATTGATGATATTTTGTTTTTGTTCGTCCAATCCTTTGATGTTAATTACACTTTGGATTTCATCAATTCTTTGCTCAAAATCATTATATGATCCGATAAAGTCTTTTTGGAAAAAATAAGCAAATGTATGTTGTGTTGTAAAGAATGTTTTTGCATAATATTCATTAAAAATAGATTGGGGGCGCTCATCGCTAATTTCAAGGTAAGGTTCTCCTGTTTCAGTTATAATATTGGGTTCTATAATTTCAGAATTTTCAGGAGGGGTGTCGTATGATGCCCCTGCATTCTTATATGCAAAAAATGGAGTCGTTATTAAGATTCCTCCATTGACATAAATCCTTTTTCCCATATGTTTTATTCTCCTTTCTTTATTTATAGTATTCTTTCCCTCGTATATTCTTATTGTTCCGGCATACGTGATTCTCCGTCAAAATGAATTTTACCTCCACAGTGGGGGCAGGTAATGGTGTTTTCCTCTTTTTCTTCTCCTATCAATTTAGTGATAGATACATTTAGAACACTGGCAATCTTTAGAAGATTATCCAAAGAAGGCGAAGATTTTCCGGTTACAATGTTGCTGATAGCTACCTTTGAGATGCCCACTTGTTCAGCAAGCCACGCAGAAGTAACGTTACGCTCATTCATTATTTTTTTTATTCGTAAATCCATAAACTATACTTTATTCTGATTGTTCCGCAAAGTAATGCAAACTTTATCATATAACCTAATTTTGATAAAGTTTGATTTATTAAATATTCTTAATTGATAAAGAAAACTATATCAAAAGTGTTGTTTTTAATAAAGTTCTCTTTATCTTTGCATCATCAGAAACGAAGTAATAATAATTAAATAATAGAAGATATGAATATCATTAGTTATAAAAAAGGTGAGAATGAAGGTGCATTGTTCATTCATGACGAAAAGAATTATTCAGCCTGTACGGCAGTAGAAAGTAGCAAAAGATTCAAAACTCTCAAAGGTGCAATAGCTTGGTTGAATGCAAGGGGGTATAGAGAAGCATAAGTTTGAATAACAATTAAAAAATATACGATTATGGCAGCATCAGTGATTAAGCAAAGAACAATAGAAAAGTTCATCATGTTAGAGTTTGTACAAGGTAACTTAGATACAGAAGAACAAGTAAGCTGTATGCTTATCCTGATTCAAAAGAAGCTGAATATGTCAGTAGAGCAAGCAAGTGACTTTATGAGAAAAGCAATTGGTATTAACGCTTAAATACACACGATTATGAAAGTAACGAGTTATATGAAAAAGCATAAATCAAATGAGTTCTATGTAAAGAAGTTAAGAGGCTATTATCTGGTAATAGATGGATATGATAATAGCATGGCATCTTTAGAAGTGACAGAAGCAGCGGCAAATAAAATGGCAGCAGAACTGAATGCAATGAGAGGTAAGAGATTAAATATAGCATAAGTTTAGTCGGCAGGGTGAAAGCCCTGCATAACACACACTACGATGAATGAAAAATATAAAGAAGTAGTTTTACCCGGTCGCATCGAGATTGTATATACAATATTAAGGACGTATGAAAGATATGACGGTGAAATTGTAGCAGAATACAGAATGGTAGCCAACAATATTGCAATTAGTGGTTTCGTTGAAAATGATTGCGGTATATATGATGGCAGACCTTTGAGTTTTTTTAAAAGATTAGAAAGAATTAATTAAGGTTTAACCCGGTAGCCTTCGGGCTACCGCAATATAAATGATTATGAGTAAGGTATATAGAGTTGTAAGATACTTCGATGGTTATCCCGAATACACCATGTGTAAATGTGATACAATCGAAGAAGCAAGGGTTAAATGCAAAGAGCATAACGATAAAGAGAACAAGCCTTATATCAGTTATCATATATTGGTATATGGCGATGAGAAATTTGGTGGTAAAACTTATAGAACTGAATAGTTATGAACAGTGTAATTCTTAAATATAAAGCTAAAGGTGCGAAAACATCTGAAGAATTGTTCGGTATAGACCAACAGCCAGAAGAGAATTGCCCGTATATTGATAAGTGCGTAGGTGATATATCAATCGCGTACAAAGATGTTAAGTCTGAATTAAGACAAGTAGAGGATAGCGAACTTGCAAGTTCGCTTGAATGGGGGATTGATGGTATGCACGAATCTGTTGATTATTTAGAAGAACTTCGTTCTCGTGTCGACAATTTACGCCAATGGGGGCAGCAATGGAAAGATTTGGCGAAAGAGATGTTTGAATTTTTGCCAAAAGAGCAGCAAGAAATGTTTGTTAGTGATAAATTTTTAGAAGAATAATTATGAATAGAGGACAAAACATAGAATTGGCTGCTAATGCAGAAGTAGACAATTTATGTGGTTTAGAGGGGTTTGATAAAACCGATATGATTAATATGTTTGCATCTGGTGCCACATGGGCAGATGAGCACGCGAAACAAGTCGAGGGGTGTGATTTCTGTAAGCAAGAAGAAGTAATTACTCACAATTCTAAAGAGTGTGATTTAAGCTACGATGGTTATACTTTATGTGTAGATATTGATATTCCCCTAACTTGGGGTAGTGCAACGGGATATTATGGCTTTAGTATTAATTACTGCCCGTTTTGTGGTAGAAAATTAGAAAAAGACTTATGAAACTAAATGTAGATATAGAAGAAGCTGCTGCCGCAAAAGAAAAAGAATGGATAGAGTTCTGCGGCTACACATTGCGAAACGGTGATGTTAAGTCTATTTTTATTAGTGGTGCAGAATTTGCCTTATCTCATTTGTGGGTGAGTGTAAAAGACAGATTACCTAAAGAAAGAGAGTATGTTTTTACTACTGGTGGCACTCGTGTTTATAACATACTTCTGCATCATGATGGTAAATTTTACAGTAGCCTAAATCAAAGGACTTACGATGGCGGTGTTACCCATTGGATGCCTATCCCCGAATTGAATATAAAACCTAAAGATGAATGATTATGAAAGCATTAAAGCAAGGTGAAATATACAAGTTCCCCAAAGGTACTAAGGTTAGAATTAAAGATAATGTGCGGTGCCATCAGCAATACCATGATGGCGGCTCTCTTATCTTTCAAGATAGAAAAGATGTAGACAAGGGCGAATTTCGTGTAGGTATTCAAGTAGAATGCGGTGCTTGCTTCGATTTTCACCCAGATTATTACGAATTGATAAAATAACGATTATGGATATAGCAGAAATCAAAAGAAGAGTAGATTTGCTTAAGATGGCAAACAATTCAAAATACTGCCTTATACCCGAACTGGCAAATGAACTGAAAGTAAGTAAAACCGATTTGATGCAGTTTATACTTGATAATCCGAAGTTATTCCACATTGATAACCAGTGGTCGTATAAGGATAAAGTTGTTTATCGTACAATGTCTGGCGTGAAGTTTAAAGACACTGACAGAATAAAAAGTAAGAATCTTGGATTGGGTATTGAGCAGGTATACCTTTCACCTGAATATAATTTCAGAACTGAAGAATGGTTGCAGAAGCAGATTGTTGATAAGGCAAAGTATATCCATATCTCTGAATTTGATTATTATGGCGTGCAAGGCTATTTTGTCAAAATAGATAAAGAGAGCAATTCGAAGTACAGAGAACACCTTTGGCGTAACACAGAATCTAAAGTAAAAGAAGTTAAGTCGCTTGGTGTTCTTCATATGGATACTTTCTATTCTGGCGGTTTTGGTGATAGCTCTGCCCATCCAGTAGACTATGCAATATCACCCGATGGTTTAGAGAAGCTAAAACAAGCCGGTTGGACATATAACAAATTAAATCCATTATCAAGATGAACTCAATAAATAAAAATGGTTACAGCGTATGCCAACCTGGTAAAGAAAACTATTGCACCTACAACACTAGGTTGAAAGGTAAGAAAGTGAGAATGTACCAGTATGACTATCGTATTGAAAGTGGTGAATTGTTTAGCTGTTGTGCATCGACTTTAGGGGCGTGCAGAGAGAAAAGAGATGCCTGGTTGAAAAAGATTTTGTGACTTAAAACTGATTGTCACAGATAGAATTTGAAGATATTTCGTTATCTTTGGTTGTGGTAGTATCTTTGGGGTACTATCGCGGGTTAGAGAAGTCTAGTCATCTCGCCACTTTGACTTGGTGGAAATCGCAGGGGCGGAGCCTGCACCCGCAACAATGAATATTAATTTTAAAAAGACACGATTATGAACATTCTTACATTAAGTATCAAACAGAAATATTTCGATGAAATCTTATCTGGTACTAAAACGCACGAATACCGTGAAATTAGGCCGACTAACGCAAAGAAGTATATCACTTATTTATGTGGTGGCAAAGAGTACAAGGTAGATGAAGAATTACCTGAAGAGGGTGAAGTTGAGTTGAAACCGATTAAGTACGATGCGATTAAACTTCTTACGGGTGCCTATAGTGGTAAACGCCCTTATATTATTGTTGAAGTGAAGAACGCAGAAGCGGTCATTCTCACCGATGAAGACGGTAATGATATTGTTTACCCCTATCAGGGTGAAGAATATCTCGCAGCCCAAATGGATTACACATTAGGCGAGGTATTAGAGAAACATATAGATTGATTGTTTAATTTAAAAATTATTGCTGAGTCGCAAAAAGAGTAAACAGAGTAGCCGGACCGCGCAGAAATATGAATGGTGCAGGTGCTGGCGGTAGATTAGTTGCTAATCGTAGGGGTACGGCAAGTGCCACCCAGTTAGGTTCACGTAGACAGCGTTACAGTGACCTCCGTATTTCATTCGGATTATCAGGTGGTTAGCTATGAATAAAGTAGAGCAAGCGAACCGGTATATGGACCTCATTCGGGTAAAATCGAATGAGGCTTTACTGTTTTTATCCTTGGGTAAAGATTCGCTTGTCTTACTTGATTTAATCTATCCAAAGTTTGATCGTATTGTTTGCGTGTTCATGTACTTCGTCAAAGACTTGGAGCACATAAACCGCTGGATAAACTGGACTAAAGCCAAATATCCGAAGATAGAGTTTGTGCAAGTACCACATTGGAACCTCACTTACATCCTCCGTGGTGGTATGTATTGTGTGCCTAATCCGAAAGTGAAACTGTTGAAGCTGGCTGATGTGGTAAAGGCTATGCAGCTTACTCACAGAGTTTATTACACGTTCTTAGGCATGAAAAAGGCTGATGGTATGAACCGCAGGCTTATGCTGAAAGGGTATGAGGTAAACGGTTACGAGAATAACGGTATAGTTTATCCTTTGGCTGATTGGACACAAAAGGATATCCTTGCTTACATGAAGCAGCACAACTTACCCGAACCAGTTAGATATTCATTGAAAGCCAGTTCGGGTATCGGTTTCAATCTTGACTGTATGCTTTGGATGGAGAAGAATTACCCGCAGGACTTACAGAGAATTTACAAAGTTTTCCCTATGGCTGAAAGAGTGCTTTGGGAGTATCATAATAAACAAAATTAATAGGAGACCAGCTGAGTTAGAAACAGAAGAAGAGGTAGAATGAAAAGTGCTGCTGATATTGGAGTACAAACTAATCGTTTGAGTCGTGCGGCAGAGGAAAATCCTACAAGGCAAGCGAGGATTAATAGTATCGGTGGTACCATGTATCGTAATTTAAGCCGTTTGAATTACGCTCGAAATGGTAATGTCTATCAGCAGTATTCGAGAGCGGCACGTCAGGGACGGAGTAGAGGACTTGGTTTAAGCAATGGCTAATATGGAACTATCAAAGTATATAAAATCTGAATCGGTAGAACTTAACCGCTCCGCCATTCACTTGGCATCTTATAATCCTCGAAAGTTGTCCGAAGAATCACGCAAGACATTGAAGCGTGGCATCAAGAAATTCGGATTAGTCGGTGGAATTGTCGTGAACAAGCGAACCGGGTTGACCGTAGTCAGCGGGCATCAGCGTTTGTCTGTCATGGATGAATTGCAAAAGTTTCCCGATAACGACTACCGCATTCGAGTCGACGTAATTGACGTGGAAGAAAAGCAGGAGAAGGAACTAAATATTCTAATGAATAACCCAAACGCACAAGGTACCTGGGATTTTGATGCTCTTGCCCGAATTGTTCCCGATATTGATTGGAAAGACGCCGGTTTAACGGATGCCGATTTGAACATGATAGGTGTCGATTACCTGTTACAGACCGAAGAAGAAAGCTCTATCGCAGACGCTCTGTCTGATATGATGGCACCAGTAACCGAGCAGAAAGAAGCTGATAAAGCTGCCAGGCAGTTAGAACGCGCCGAGAAGGTTGCCCATATGAAGGAGGTCAAGCAACAAGTAAAGGAGAACGCACAGAAGACAGCCGAAGATATGGATGCCTATGTGATGTTGTCCTTTGACACCTATGAAGCTAAAGCCGCTTTCTGTGAACGGTTCGGATATGACCCCGATATGAAGTTCATAAAGGGAGAAGTATTTGATGAACAAATTGAAAGAATTGATTAACATCTTAAAATTTAGGAGGACAGTTGAGTCAGAAGAAGACAAAGGAGCTATATGGATATTGTAAGAACCGCTAATCGACTTACAAGAACTTACGGGCAAAATAATCGAGATAGAATTATGAGAGCTGCTAAAAATGCAGAACGGAATCTTTCACGTAATTTGAAAATTTCACAAGCAGCATTGTCTCTCTTTATCAATAGGAAAAAAATAGGAGCAACAGTAAGACTTGCTAACGCAAACGGATAATATTATGTCAAAGAGTGAATCTCAAAATACAAAAGGTCGTGGAGGAAGAAAGCCCAAGTTTGATTATACAAGCAAGGACTTTCTTTCTCTCGTAGAATCGTATGCCAAAAAGGGATTCACTGACAAGGAAATTGCCCACGCTATTGGATTGTCACCGCAAAAGTTTAGCGAAAAGAAAAGTGCATACAGTGAATTAAGTGATGTCCTCTCACGCGCGCGTTGTGCAATTAACTCTCTTGTGCGCGCCAAGTTCCTTGCTATGGCTCTCGGTGGTGTGAAAACGAAGAACACCACAGTTCGAAAGTTACGGGATAAAGATGGCAATCTGACAGGCGAAGAAGAGGTGCAAATCGTAGAGGGTGAGCTGGCTCCTAATATAAGTGCTCAAATGACTTGGCTCTACCACTATGATGAAGATTGGAGAAAGGTTGAACGTAAACAAGATGAAGATGCCGACATCCCGACAGATATTGACCACGGTATAACTATTGATTCTTGGATTAAAGATAAGCTGAAATGATAGTACCTCAAGAAATTTATCATCCTCTGTACACCGATAATGAGAAATTCATAATCCTTATCACTGGTGGTCGTGGCTCCGGCAAATCTTTCAACGCTTCCACCTTCATTGAACGTCTAACTTTTGAACTCACTGAAGCTGAAAAGATAGTTCATCAGATTCTCTACACTCGCTACACGATGGTTTCTGCCGGTATGTCTATCATCCCCGAAATGATGGAGAAGATAGAGCTTGACGGAACTACTAAATACTTCAAGACCACTAAGACGGATATAGTCAACAAAATGACTAAGAGCCGTATCATGTTTCGGGGTATCAAGACTTCTTCAGGCAATCAGACTGCGAAACTGAAATCAATTCAAGGTATCACTACTTTCGTCTGCGATGAAGCGGAAGAGTGGACAAATGAAGAAGAGTTCGATAAAATAATGCTCTCCATCCGTAAGAAAGGGATTCAGAACCGGATTATCATCATAATGAATCCTTGTGATTCCAATCACTTCATTTACAAAAAGTACATCGAGAATACCCACAAGCAGGTAGATATTGACGGCGTGCAGGTACAAATCTCCACGCATCCGAATGTGCTTCACATTCATACTACCTATCTGGATAACTTGGAGAATCTTTCCCCTGAGTTCCTGAAAGAAGTGGAGGATATGAAGATAAATAACCCCGAAAAGTATGCTCATGTAGTTATTGGCCGGTGGGCTGATGTAGCTGAAGGTGCTGTATTCAAAAAATGGGGCATTGTGAAAGAGTTCCCATCCTGGGCAAAGAAAGTGGCTCTTGCGTCCGACTGGGGTTATACTAATGACCCATCAACTGGCATCCGTTGCGGTATTGTGGATAACCGATTGTATGTTGATGAGTTATTCTATGAAACAGGAATGCTCACCAATGCAATAGCAGAGAAGCTAAAGCCGTGGGGGCTGAAAGTCTACGGAGATAGTGCCGACCCTCGTTTGATTCAGGAAATTAAAAACAGGGGTGTGAACATCTATCCAGTAGATAAGTTCCCTGGCTCGATTAAAGCCGGAATTGACAAGATACATGAGATGGAACTATTCGTTACCGAGCGTTCGTATCACATCATAGAGGAGCTTCGCAAATACGTTTGGGATAAAGATAAAGACGGGCATTATATCAATGAGCCGGTAGACGCTTGGAATCATACTCTCGACCCTATTCGCTACTATATTTTGGGGCACATTTTAGGACGTATTTTGAAGCCGAAAGATTTAACTGGAATATTCACTCACTAAAATTATAGATTATGCCATTAACACTCGAAGAAATATTAGCATTGCCCGACATTGGGCAGAAAATAGCTTACCTGAAGAAAGGTAGGAAAACTGAGCTTCCCGACCGCTGCAAGTTGTGGGATGACTGGAATCCGGAACGCCATGAAATCATGGTTGACAAGGAGAAGTACCCGGATAGAAAAGTGCTTGAAAAGGAAGCGGAGAAAGTTTCTGATGAAAAGACCGGCAAGACCTACGAAATCGAAGCTCAGTATAAGACCGAACCGGTAAACCGTATCTCTATTCCTTTGGAACAAGATATAGTGAACATTCAAACGGCTTTTACTGTCGGCACTGAGCCGTCTCTAGACTGTACTCCTGCGGATGATGACGAAAAGAGACTCTTAGATGCGGTCAAAGCTGTATTTAAGTCCAACAAAATCAAGTATCAGAACAAGAAGATTGTTCGTTCCTGGTTATCCGAACAGGAAGTTGCCGAGTATTGGTATGCGACCGATGATGATTCGTTTTGGGCTAAGTTTTGGAAGAAAGTTAAGACTACCTTCGGAGGAAAAGTAAAACCCACCAAGAAGCTGAAAAGCGTGTTGTGGTCTCCATTCAGAGGGGATAAGCTATATCCGTTCTTCAACGATGAAGGTGATTTGGTTGCTTTCTCTCGTGAGTACAAGAAAAAACTCATGGATAACTCGGAAATTACCTGCTTTATGACTATCACAGACAGAATGGTCTATCAATGGGATCTGTCTAAGGGTTACGAGGAAAGAACTTCTTTCGTCCATGGATTCCCGAAACTGCCGGTTATCTACGCTTATCGTCCCGAACCTTATTGCAAAAAGATTAAGACTTTCCGTGTCCGGTTGGAGAAACTACTATCCAACTATGCCGATTGCATTGACTATCATTTCTTCCCACTGCTGAAGCTAATTGGAGATGTAGAGGGCTTCATGGGTAAGGTTAAGGATAGAATGGTCAAACTTACAGGAGAAGGTGCAGATGCTCAGTATCTGACGTGGAACCAAGCAAATGACACTGTAAAATTTGAGGTAGAAACCCTCTTTGAGAAAGCATATTCTATGACGAATACACCGCAAATCAGTTTTGAAAAACTTAGTGGTTCGGGAAATGCCTTGTCGGGAGTGGCTTTCGATTACGTGTTCCTTTCGACACATTTGCAAGTTCAAAATCATGCCGAGGTGATAGGTGAATTTTTACAACGAAGAGTCAATTTCCTTGTTTCTGCTTTAGGATCTATTAATCCATCTGAATTTAACAAAGCATCTGAAACGATAGATATTGGTACAGAAGTTGTTCCGTATCGCCTTGACAATTTGGAAGATAAAGTTAATGTAGCTGTAAAAGCTGTGTCGGGTGGTGTATGGTCACAACGACATGGGGTAATGTTCGCTGGAAATATTGACCGCATCGAAGAAGAGCTTACTGAAATCAAGGAAGAACAAGAAGCTAAGAATAAGCAAATCGGAAATAAAGAACAGAAAAACGCTTCTTAAGTCAGAAAAAATATGGGGCTTATAATTCGGGTACATGAAAAATAGGACCTTTAGCGGTGATTCTTCAGAGTTGCCGCTATTTTTTTATTCATAGTAAAATAATGAATAATTTATTTGTTAGTATTCATATTATTACTATATTTGCATAGTAATTAAGTCCAAAGCGTTATGAGTTACAAATCAGTGAAAGACGTTGTAACTATGTTGCAAGAAAACGGTTTTGTTCTAAAGAGTCAGAGAGGTAGCCACATGAAGTTTGAAAAAGACGGTAAAGTAGTTATCGTACCGAATCATAACAGCAAAGGCGTTGAGAAAGGCACTTATTACAGCATTTTGAGGCAAGCGGGGCTAAAGTAGCCCCCTTGTTCTCTTAATTTAAAAGGAGGTAATATGAAAACAGTAGAAGTTATCGTTGAACATGCAGGAAAGAACCTGAGTGCTTATATTGAAGGTGCTCCCGTCATTACAGTTGGTAATGATATGAAAGAGTTAGAAGATAATATGAAGGAAGCAATCGAGTTGTATCTGGAAGATAATACTAATCCTTGCGAGGTGTTGTCTGGGGAATTTGAATTAAAGTTCAAAATTGATGCTGCTACCTTTATCAACTACTACAGCAACATTTTTACTAAAGCTGCTCTGAGTCGGATTACAGGAATCAATGAGCGTCAGTTATGGCATTATGCTGCCGGAGTACATAAACCGCGCAAACAGCAGTTGGAGAAGATTCAGAAAGGTATTCAGTCTTTGACTAAAGAGTTGGCTGCTATTAATCTCTTGTAGTTTGGCAAAGATAGAGAATGAGATAGAACATGATGTAATTTGCCAAAGTGTAGAAGAACTTCTTCCTATGACAGATGATAATATCCCACCGACTGATCCAAGGCTGATTGAACTAAGGATTTCATCAGAATTAGTTATTGAGTACGAAGAAGAATATTATCCGATAAAATACTAGTTGATATAAAGGAATAAATATTTTTTGGGGGTAATAAATTTTAGGCTTGCAGTTATTCTGTGAGCCTTTTTTCTGCCATTATCAAACCTTCTCTTTATTGTTCGTTATCACCTATTTAATTATTTCCCTTCCACCTACTTACTCACTACTTTTATACCGCATTTGTGACATCAAAGCGAAGGTCACGAATCAGAAGTTCAAATATTTACTAATCATCTGTATTGGTGGTATTTTTACTTCCACAAATTGAATTTCAATATAATAATTTAATTCATACGGTATGACAATCTTAGAACAAATCTTGGCAGGACTGCAACAGAAATTCACTGGAGTAGATACTGCTATCTTAACCCGAATAGCCGTTAAAAAGGCAGAGGGTGTAACGGACGATACAAAGGTAAACTCAATCGTTGAGGGTATCAGCTTTTCGGACGTGTTAAATTCCTATGGTGATTTCCGTGCCGGGGATGCTACCCGTACTTCTGTATTGAACTACGAGAAAAGGCATAACCTTAAAGACGGTAAGCCAATCGAGAATCCTAATCCTAATCCCAATCCTAACCCAAATCCAAAGCCGGAAGATAAGAAAGATGACATGGCGACCATCATTGCGAATGCGGTGAGTGCTGCTGTTAAGCCTCTTTCCGATGAACTCGCTCAGTTTAAGGCTGAGAAGTCACTGGCTACCCGGCAAGAGCAGATTTTGGCAAAGGCTAAGGAGTACGGTATTCCCGAAACATTCGCGAAGCGTTATGCAATTCCCGATGACGCGGACTTGGATACATATTTCAAGGACGCAAAACAAGAACTTGCTAATATCGGCTTTAGCGGTGCAACCCCTCCCGAATCAGCAGAAGCGAAGATTGAGAAAGAAGCTGAATCTATCGCCAACATGATTTCAGAGGGAACAAAAACTATTGTTGAATCTAAAAAGTAAATTAAATGGCAGCAGGTACACATTATGACTTGAAACCGGATTACAAGCCGGAAGAGTTTTACCGTGTTGAAACTGGGGTACGAAAGAGTGGGCCGTGGAAGTTGGATATAACCAACCTTGTGGTAGGCTCTTATTTACCCGTGTTTACTCCGGTAGAAGCAGATTTAAAGAAACGTACACTTGTCCCGGTGCGCAATGTAAAGGTGGTAGAAGCCTACACAACCGGAGATGCTAATCTCACCATCAAGGTGGCAAAAGACTCTCTGGCTTATCAAGGCATGTTCATTGGAAGCGGAAAGAAGGGCGCAGAAGTAGCATCTATCGACAAGTCCAATAAAGCCTACGATGCATTAACCATCAAAGCGGCTTTCGGAGAAAATATCGCTAAGGATACGGTTCTTTTCGAAGCTACTGCAGTGGGTGGAACAGTGAAGAAGAACACTGCTAACTTCGTTCTTTATGACGCGAAGAAAGTCGAGAGTGATGGAGCTGTCCTCTGTACTCTCTTGATGCAAGCGTATGAGGTAAAGGAAAGTAAGTTGGTTCTTCCGATTCATGAACTGGATAAGGTCGGATTGACCAGTCGTTTCCAGTTTGAGTATTAATCATTAAAAGTTTAGATATGAATTTGACCATACAAACTTTATTTACAGACCCCGCAATCGTTAAGGCGATTATTGACCGTGTGCTCCAGATGCGATTGGACACAATCTACTGGAAGCAATACGGAGACTTCTTGGAAACCAAAACCCGTGTTTTCAAGACTTATCTTGGGACAGTAACGGGTGTTGTTGCCGGTTCCATTTTGGGTAAGAATGATCAGAAGCCTATTCGTGAAAGACGTAGCCTTGGAAGTGGTTATACTGAAATTGCTTACTTGGGCGACCGTTATCAAATGGATATTGAGCGCCTATCACAGTTACAGGATATCATTGACAAGTTCAATGCAGCCAATACAGCTGATCAACGTACAATCTTGCAGGAGATTATCGATTTTATAGTTGATGATTATCGTCAGATTCTGCTTGCTCCGCACAAGCGTATGGATATTATCGTTCCTGAATTGTTGATGACTGGTAAGGCGCAGGTTCATTTGGCCGATAATAAGGAAAACATCGAATTGTTGGACATCGAGCTACCGTTCCACTTCCTTACTCCTGACGCTTCAGCAAAGAATGTATTTATCTCTTACTTGCAGCAGGAGATTCAGAAATTGAAAGCCAAATACGGTGTATTCTCCAAAATGATTATGTCTCGTGGTACGTTTATGAAGAACATTGTAGGGGCTTCTGAGTTCGGTGATAAATTCAAGATGATTCTTGGTGAGCGTGAGTTCATGGTTAATGCAGGGTTGGTGACTGACCAGATGGCATCCAGCGTATTTACTGGAATCGGGCTTCCTGCAATTGAGATCAAAGAGGACTACGTAGAGAATCAGGCGGGCGAGAACGTGCAGATTTACGCCGACAACCGTATCACCCTGTTGCAGACGGACAAGGTGATGAAGATGCGTCACCATAAGCCGTATGTAATGACGGACCCTGTTCCGGGACGTTCTTACAATACTGCTGAAGGTCAGATGTCGGTTTGCAACTATCGTGACGAAGAAGGTCGATACATGGAATACACCGCTGAGTGGATTCCTGAATTTATCTCTCCGAATAAGATTGTGAACTTTGATCTTTCAACGATGAACGCATGACGGTAAACGACTACATACAGCAAAAGTTTCAGACTTTCGGCATCCAGTTGTCGGAGGCTGACCTTTTGGATATGTATCTGAATGCGAAGGTTAGCAGAGGGGATGAAATGAACGAGGGTTACTACAGTCGTGTTTCTGTGGCAATTGCGAAGTTCATCCCCTCTCTATTGCTTCGTGCCACTTCAATCAGTGAAAGCGGTTTCTCTATGTCTTGGAACATTCAAGGTATTAAGGACTACTATTCACTTCTGTGTAAACAGTACGGATTGAAAGACGAACTGAGTAACAAACCTAAAGTGACATTCTTATGATATTCGCTCCACACATGTTGCAGGTAAAGGTTATCACCCCGATGGAAAAGGATGAGTTCGGCCGGCCTATTTCCGGAACAGGTGGTGAAAGCTGGCAAGATGTATGCAAGTGCCGATGTGATGATAACACTACGAAAGAGTTTTCTTCTGACAATGGCTCTGTATATCGTCCTAATTTCCATGTAGTGTGTGAGAAAAGAATAACTATCAAAGTAGGGCAGGAGGTTCGTTGCATGGATGGCGACAACGTGAGAGGGCAAGGCAAGGTTTACACAGTGAAGAGTACGAACTACTTTAATTACTCGGAATTATGGATGTAGACTTTGATTTCTCTGATGTCGATGCTTTCTTCGATGAAGGAGAATGGGAAGTCGAGAAGAAAATGATAGATGTCGGTGATGAAGCCGTGAAGTACGCGGAGGAACATGGCGATTATCAAGACCACACACTCGCTTTGAGAACATCCAATGATTACGATGTTGATAAAGACGGTTTAACTCTGAAAAACGAAGCGGAATATGCTTCATTCGTGGAATCTAAGGGATATGATGTTTTAAGTAGTGCCGCTTTATTTGCGGAGAAACGATTAAAAGAAGAATTTGAATGATAGTAACTACCGACATAGGAAACATTATCTACCGGGATTGCAAGGCTTTCGGAATAGACATAGTACCCTCTAGTGAAAAACTGGTCGGTGAATTGACTTCCGAAAGAATTGTCATCCACGCAAAGAAGCAACAGCCAGGCACCTATTGGAAGAAGTCTTTTGCTGAAGTGAATCTTTGCGTGCCCGATTTAAGCGAGAATGAAGCGAACACCATCCGTCTGAATGAGCTTGAAAGAGAAGCAAACAAACGATTTGATGATGTGGTAAGCACCTATGACGGCACAACCTATCGTTACTCGATTGATTCGATCGGCACGGAAGCGGATGCAGCTTTGAAGTGTCATTATGTGAATGTGAGAATTTTATTTGAAGTGTTAAATGTAAATTGAAATAATTATGGCAACAAAACCATTTATCGGATTAAAGAGGGTGTGGTACGGTGATGTAGTAACCACCGTAGCCGCTCCCGAAACAGGTTATACGGCAGCCGAGTTAAAAACTCAGATTGAGAAAATGACCGAGATAACCAACGTGCATCAGGACACTTGGGGGTACGAAGAAAGCGACCCTTCGGTAACTGACTACATCAATGAGCTAACAGGACAGCCGTACTATCGTGACGTAACGCAAGCGGGTATTCCTACCGTTTCCTTTACGCTTGGAGAATATGCTTTTGCCGACAAAGCAGCTTTACAAGGTGGTAAAGCAACAGCAGACGGTTGGGAACGTACTGACATGACAACTCTTGTAGAAAAGAGCATCGTAGCCATGACAAAGACGGGCAACTTTATTTTCATGCCGAAAGCCAACATTATCGGTAAGGGTAACTTTGTAGAGAAGAATATTGGCTTGGGCGTTTCGGCCGTTCCTTTGGAAACCGGAGTCAAGGGACTTGCTTCGGAAAAATGGTTCGATGGCTCAAATGTCGAACTTGAATAGTTTTAAGGTAACAGATTGTTTTCGGATGGCGGTGGGTGGTTGCTCACCGCCTTTTTAATTTACGCTTATGGATGCAGCAAAAATAGTAAATGCAGCCGTTTTGGGAAAGGACTTCGAGACGGTTATAGTGAATGGCAAGGCATACGTGATTAACCCTCCTACAATTCATAAGATGGCAGGTGCAGGGTATTATCTGTCCGATTTAAAAGGGGCTACTACCGTCATGGATATGCTCCGCTCGCTGAAAGATTTAAAACAGGCTTCTTTGGCTTTGTCTTGGCTTATTAAAGGGGATGAAAGTCTTTCGGATGAGCTTGCGAGAGGGGAATTTGACGAAGTGGTAGAAGCGTTAGCGGTCGGTCTTTCAATGGTTTCAACGGAAAATTTTCACAAGCTGTCAGTTTTAGCCAAGAACGTAGCAACTCTGACAGCAAAGCAACGGCAGTAGGGAATAATTGCCTGCTCGGACAGATTGCATCGTTCATGGAAAATCTGCATCTGTCTTACGATGAAGTAGTGTACAAAATTCCATACCGAAATTTGGTCATCATGCAAAAGGACAAACTTCATACCGTTTATGGTGATGTCATGGAAGAGATATCAGAAGAAGAATATTTTAAAATGAAAGGTAAGAATCCGTTAAAGTAATTATATATAGGATATTTGTTTAACATTTAAAATTTAAAGCTGAGTCAGAAAAAGAAATCAAAGAGGTAAAAGCGCAAGAGACATTGAAAATCAACGTCAGCGCATTGCAAATCGTGCTCTTGAAACGGGAAACAGAAAAAGATTAAAACGTGTCAATCGTGTAGCAGACCGTTATTCCCGGAACATTTATGAAGCACAGGGCAACCCATTCGGGAGAGCATTTGATGCAAGTCGTAAAGTTTCTCGTAGAACTTATATGGGAAATGCTAATGGGTAAAGAGAAAGCCGGAGAAATCCGGCTTTAGTTACTTATTATTTCATCAATTCTAAGAATTTTTTGTATTCATCATCATCACCCATTATTATTCTTAAAATATCCTTTTCTGTTAATTTACTTTTTTTATATCCCATATCTTTTCTTATAAGAATGAATAAAGCAAGATAGTTTTGAAAATTAAGCATTTGATTTGGATTATTACAATTCACATTCCACTCTGTGAATTTCTTTATAATTTCATCAGTTCCATAAATGAGTAAATCTTTTTTGACATTTATGATTCTATCTGGTAAATCATTAGGTTTAAGTTTTTTAGTGAATCCTTTTCCTTCTCTCATTATATCAAAGAAAATGGAGAATATCTCATTGTATACATTGTATTTTCTATCTGATATCTGATTTTTTATTGACAATATTTTATCATGCTGGGTTTTTATTATAAATCCTAAAATAGTGGATATAAAGACAAGAACACCAACTATTAGTTCTGAATACGAAAAAGCAAATTCTTCGACCATGTTTTATTTGATTGTTTTATAGTTTCTCCGCTAACTTCTTAGCATTCGCAAACTTACTTATAATATCTGAAGAAAACAAGAAAGGTAGATTATATTCTCGGTTTGTTTGGGCTCTTTTGGGTTTCCAAATCCCCATTAGTTTTTTATGTTGGCATTAACCTCATTTCTTCCGACATAAACCGGGTTTCTTCTGGAATAATCCCCATTTCTTCTGTTATTCTGCATTAATCTTCCAGCAATAACTTAGTTTCTGACATCCGAAATGTGGTTAATGACATCATTAACTCGTTTTATGTATGCATTAATCGGATTGTTTGCATGGTTAATTGAATTATTTGCGCAATAAATGTGTAATAAATAGGGTTGTTTGCATGATTATAGGTGTAGTGTAGTCGGATTCATTTGTTGTTTTCTGCAAATGAAATGTTTTACTTGTAGAATTCTACATACCCATTGTTGTTTTCTGCGGATGTATATGTCGAATTCTACAAGGGGTATGTTGAAAACAACAGATAAAAGTATAATAAAGTATTTTATAGAAAGTTTATTAAAGTATATTAGGGTGGGTACGTCCACTCACATACGTGAGTGATACCCACTCTTTATTTATTTTTATAGCCATAATTAAGGTTGAAATTATTCAGATAATATTCAAATACCCCAAATGCTTCTGTGGTATCATCATAGGACAAGAAGTAATTAATAAAATTCTCCGGTGCTTTTTCTTCTTTAAAAACAGAATCAGTATAGGCTGCGAAAGAATGGCATATTGCATTATCATCGTATGTTTGTGATAATCTTGTAAGTTTCCTTTCAATAGTCTTGTTTCTTTGAAGTTGGGTAGCTGATTTTGCTCTATCGGGTTTTTTGCTTGTCAATTCGCCTTTATTGTACATAATTCGTCTCTCTTCATAGGTATCATTCAGAAGGTTATATATACGGTCGGCTGTATTGGTATCAAAAACATCTTTCTTTTGCGGTTTAAGAGCTTTTTTCTGCTCGGTAGAGAGATACTTCATGTATTTAAGAAAATCTTTAAAAAGAGCCTTATTTGTATCTATAATCTCACTTAAAATATCTTTGTTCGCCAAAATCTCAAAATCTACCTTGAAATAACTCACACGTCCACGAGTTTCTTTGTTCTCTCTGACTTGTGAAGTCAAGAACCCCATTTCTTTGAAAAGATTGATAATAACGTTCTGCCTGGTTCGCTTGATTCTTGTTTCTTCTTCAATGCGAGCCTGTGAGTAGTGGAAGTCTTGATACTTGAAAGCGACCTGTTTGACTACGAACCAGTCGAATAGAATAACTTCATCCGGGGCGAGTAAGTAAGATTGTAGTCGAATCACATTAATACATAAAGGAATTTCTGGGATATTTGGATTCTTATTCATATATTTGCATCGTTAAAATGTTGAATTACACTGTGATAGTGTATTTGTACTATTGAACGCTCCATCCTCTGTTTGGCGACGGGATGGGGCGTTTGGTGGGTTATTAAATGATTTCTACATCAATATAGCCTCTAACATAGTCTACAGTTTTAATTACCAAAGTTTTATTTTCGCCTTTAGTTGTATACTTAAAGCTCTTTCCTGCTGTAACAATTTCTTGTGTAGTTAAATTCTTTCCCAATGATACATTTATTGTAGCCTTACTTAACACATCTATATCGTGTAAGCCAATGATAACCTCCATCTCCTTACTAATATAGGTATTCCCTTTATTTATTCTAACAGAACTGGTGTCGCGTTTTACTTGATTAGCAACATACTTAACAGATTGGTCTTTATTTTCAATACATATAGTATCTGTTTTAGAGGCTTTAAGCAATGAGTATTCTTCAATTCTGTGTTTTAAAACTGGAATAAGATTTGGGTTCTTTGATAAACAATCAAAGTATATATCATTGGTCTCTTTTAGTTTATCTCTTTCTATTTCGAGAATTTCAATTCTCTGTTTTAATGTTGATATTTCACTCGCATATCCAGCAACTTCACTTTTAAATTTAGATTCAATATTATCTTTTTCTGCCTTATGAAGACTATCTTTGTTTTCATAATAAAAGAAATAAGTTAATCCCCAAATAAAACTTGCAGATGTAATGAATGTAATAACAAGCGACCAAATGGGATGTCTTTCTATTGCATTTGACATAGACAATTTTATTATAATGAATATTATTGATTTAAAGTTTTTCCGCTAATTTCTTAATATCCTCCTTACTCGAAACCTTGTGGATGGTTCCGTCTAATTCGATGTAGCCGTTTATGTTGGTCGGTTCCTCGAATAGTTCGGTTATTCTCACATTAAGAGCACTGGCGATTTTCTCCAAAGTATCTTTGGTAGGATTACCATTGATTGCCTTAGATAACCCTACGGCTGATAACCCTATTCTTTCTGCTAACTCTTTTTGAGTTATTCCTGCTTGTTTGCAGATATCCAATATTCGTAACTTCATAATTATACTTATAGTTTATTCCTTGCAAATATATGAAATTATAGTATTAGTTGCTATTATTGGGGTAAAAATATACTATGTGTATATTTAATTAGCTTTTATTAACTGTGTAATGTTTGTTTGTATTATAATTATAGTTATGTTTGCATCGTAATAATAAAACTAAATGTTTAACGATTAGCATACATATAATTATGAAACGCTTCAATTTATCTCAAATTATGAAAGACGCTCATTGCTTCTACAGAAGTAATTCAAGAATGGGCAGAACTTTTGGTGAATGTCTGAAACTTGCTTGGCGTTGGGCTAAGGATGCTATCAAGTTCAAAGAAGAAAGAGATGCTAAGATAAAGGCTATGTTAGCTAATCAGAAGCCCGTAAAGCGTAAATCTTATAATGATAGTAAGATTACTTGGTTTGACTGTTACAACTCAAACAGCAAAGGTTATATGGGTAGTCAGTATTGCGGTGATTGAAATCAAAGTAAGATAGAAATGAATGAAGTATAAACATTAAAATATAAAAGTTATGGCAACAATTGAATTAAGAGAAAGCGATATGCGCAGGGCTGTGAACCTCAATCGTAAAAACGACTATGGCTTGTATGCCGAACAAATGATGCGTCTTATTAGTAACCACAAGAAAGGTGATGCGTACAAGCGTGCTTTGATAGAGTTTCGTTTGACAGATATAAATCTTCATCGTGAGGTTGAGATGCTTATTAATGGTAAGTATGACGAGTTGAGAGAACAGGTAAAAAAGTGGTAACTATAAAAGAAATGACTATGACACTAATAGCTGAAAATCGAGAAGTAAAGATATACCGACATAACGCTGTAGGCGGTCAAATTACCATATATCAGTTTGAAAGTGGTGAATTGACTTTTGGTGCCGATAAAGCATCAATCTTGAATAGATTTGAGAAAACACAAACTTATAAAGCTATTTGTAAAGTACTAACACATAAAATATAAACGATTATGGCAACAGAAATTAATATTGAAGAGATAAAGAACAAAGCTGTTCATTCAGATTTATTGAAAGCTATGTGTCTAATTAATCAAGCCCGTAGTATAGTTTCGGGTACGATGGATGAGAAAGAATTACGGGATGCCGGGCAGTGGGACTGTTTGGATGAAACAGTCACTAAACTGAATGAATGTTCTCGTGATGTAAGTTATATTATTGGCATGATTATAACAAGTAGAGTTTCGGCTCTAACGAACTAACACGATTATCAAAAGGCAGTCCTCGCACGACTTTAAAGGTTGCCTTTTACTCAGAACATTATTAACTAATAAATGATAGATTATGAATCAATTAACAAAATCAAGTTCAAGCGAAGAAATAAAGATGTATTTCAACGCTATTTTAAAGTTAACGAAAGCGAGTGAAAAATATCCGGTTAATCTGGATGAAGTCTGGATGTTGGTATATACAAGGAGAGATTCAGCCATAGATGCGTTGAAAAGAGATTTTATAGAGAATGATGATTTCATTACCGTCCGGAATTCACCGGACGGTGAAAAGTTTGCTTCGGAATCTGCCGGAGCAAGTTGGGGCGGTAATAATAAACTTGATTATCATCTTACCGTACCATGTCTTGAGTATTTCATCGTAAAGAAAGTACGTGATGTGTTTGAAGTATATCGTAAAGTCTTTCATAAATCAGTCGAATACGCCAAACAGCTATCCAATCCCACACCGGCAAAAGTCAAAGCCTCTATTGAATGGGTAAAAGGCGTGAAAGATTTACTTAATCTAAATGATTCTTCTGTATTATCACTGGTTAAACAGGTTGCAGAACCTTTAGGATTACCCGCACCCGATTACACACCATCAAAAGGCATTCTTAAATCAGCCGGTGAGCTTCTGAAAGAAAATGAATGTGCAATCAGTGCACAAGTATTCAATCAGAAGATGATAGAGAAGGGTCTCATGGTTGAGTGTAGTCGCCCATCAAGCAATGGTGGCACTAAGAAATTCAAATCAATAACAGGTGACGGGTTGAACTTTGGAGAAAACCAAGTGAACCCGAACAATCCGAAAAGCACTCAACCACTTTATTATGAAGATAAGTTCATTGAGTTACTTATTTTATTACAATTAAAACAAATAGCTTGAACAATATGCGTACTTCGTTAAGTTGAGGTACGCTATTTATATTTTAATCATTTCAAATTGGTATATTTGTGTAAATATGTAAAAGAAATAATTTGTGAAAAAGTATTATGTATATATTTGGTTTTTAGTAGATACTAATGAAGTTTTCTATGTTGGAAAAGGTTCTGGAAATCGGGTTACAAGTATGAAAGATCGGAATCGACATTTTCGCAACATTCGCAGAAAGTGTAAGTGTGATTATAAAATTGTCGAATACTTTGATAATGAAGATGAAGCCTATGATTTTGAGTTGAAATTAGGAATGGAATATAAATCAAAAGGTCAAGCATGGTGCTGTTATGTTCTTGGCAAAACAGATAAGTTTCTCTCCTATGAGACGAAAATGAAAATTTCAAAAACACTCAAAGGCAACATTCCTTGGAACAAAGGATGCAAAATGCCTTTAGAGCAAAGGATAAAATTGAGCAAAATAAAAAAAGGTTTATCTCAGAGTGAAGAGACAAAGAAGCGTAGAAGTTTATCTTTAATTGGGCATAAAGTATCAAAAGATACAAGAACGAAAATATCAGCATCCCGTATTGGCGAAAAGAATCCAATGTTTGGAAAAAAACAAAGTGAAGATACCATTAAAAAGCGTGTAGCGAAAATAGTAGGTCACGAAGTGTCAGAAGATACAAGAAAAAAGATTGGGGTTTCAAACGGTAAACGTGTTGCCATGATTGACCCTAATACAAATAAAATATTTAAGGTTTATGATAGTGCATCAGAAGCTGCAAGGCATAATTGTCTGAATCATAGTAAAATTTCAAGGGTTTGTAGAGGTAAGAGGAAGACAACCGGTGGATTTATGTGGAAATATGTTGTATTATTATTGGTCTTTTACGTATTTATAAGAGTAAACAGAGGGTGAGAAATCACCCTTTGTTTGTTACTATAATTGTAATATCTCTACCATTGTCGTCCAAACATTTGCGTGAAATAAGCACAACTCGGATAGATGGAGTTTCCCATTTGTAAAAATCACTCAAACAGTCATCTTTACTTGTTGCGGATGTATTGGCATCTGATTTAGAAGAAACATCGCTTCCTAAATTCTCGGATAATGAGTTTGTGTATTTGTCGATTTTGTCTTTTAGTTTTACTAAATCCGTGTCTTGTTTATTTTCTTTTTCAAGATAGTTTAAGACATAAATGTAAGCTCCATCCTCTTCTTTGGGTGGTACTTTTGAACCGTAAATATCTTTTATAGCAGAGTCTATATTATGATTTGTAGAGCATCCACATAGCAGAGCAATACATAGCATTAGAAATGTTATTTTATTCATGTATTCACTTGTTTTTCGCAAAACTACCTAAAAATACACTATCTGCAAATTATTTCACGACAATCTTTTAAATGTCGTGCTTTTGCAATCTTGAAAATAGCAAAATAAGCCTCCAGTATCTACCTTCACATTTATTTTCTCACAATCGGGCTGTTGTGATGTATTCGTTGATAAAATCGTTTATGAAGGCTTGCGCATGTAGTAACTTAATCGAGTCAAATAGGAAATATGTAACCTTTCGTCTGTTGTCACGAATTTGATGAAAGGAAATACAAGAAATGTATAGATATATGGTAGTTTTGGATATTAAATAATTAAAAAGAGAATAAAAATGGCTAAGCTTTATTTTCGCATTGGCGCAGATTTTGACAAAGTTATTAAACTGCGCGAAGAAATTGCAAAACTGAAAAACGAGTTGAAAAACATGGATGGTGCAGCATCGCCTGATACATTTAAAAAATTAAATGAACAGTTAGGGGAAAGTACCAAGAAAATGAATATCCTTATTTCTGATGCAGCCAAAGCCGGTGCAACTATGGAAAATGATTTCAAAAAGGGTATTTATGATGGTGAAAAAGCTGTTAATTCCCTATCCGAAGAAATCATCAAACAAAAAAACATCATACGTGAGACACAGAATGATGTTTCAATGCTTACGGAGCAATATAAGAAATTAGGAAAGTATGACCCTAAAAGACAATCTTTGTCGGATGAATTGAAGCGCGCAAAAGCAGCACTGGGAGAACAGAAATATGCTCTTGGTGAACTACAATCACAACAAGCTCTTGCAAGATTATCCACCAAAGCTTTAAAAGATGAATACGCTTTGTTCAAGGATGAAAGTAAGGCTGTTATAACTGTTAATGAGGGGGTAGGAGTTTCATTTAAGAAGACACTCGCTGCTATTGGTGGAATCGCAATACTGAAACAAGTTGCTTCAAATGTAGTTTCAACAGCTGGAATGTTTCAGAAGTATGAATCTGTGCTAACCAATGCTTTAAATGGTAGTTCTGAAAAAGCGAAATCGTATCTGTCTGACATAAATAGCTTTGCTGCAAAGACAAATTTTCAACTAAATGAGCTGACGGATGACTTTATAAAGTTTGTCAATCGTGGTGTAACTCCTTCGATGGATGCCATGAAGAAGATGGGAGATTTCACTAATACCGTAGCTAAACCATTCGATCAACTGACAGAAGCGATACTTGATATAAATAACTCAGAGCGTTGGAAAGAGTTTGGCGTTCGCGTCCAAACAGAAGGGGATAAGGTTAAACTCTCGTTCCGTGATATGACAGTTGAATGTGACAGAACGGTTGAATCTGTGATGAAAGCAGTTGAACAATTTGGTTCAATGAAAGGCGTAGAAGGTTCTACGGAAGCCATTTCAAAGACGATTGAAGGACAAATGTCAAACCTTGAAGATACAATAACTACTGCTTTGGCTGAGATAGGACTTGCTAATCAAGATTTGATTTCCGGAAGTATATCTGCTGCTGATACTGTAGTTAAGAACTACGATATTATAGGTAAGAGTGTGTTGGCTCTTATCGAAATTTATGGTGTTTATCGAGCTGGGCTATTGGTGAACTCCATTGTTGAACAAGGATTTACAAAGGCTATGTGGGGAAAGGTTGCAGCAACCAAGGCCGCTACTTTGGCTCAAGCTACTTACAACAAAATTTTAATGATGAATCCTTATGTGTTGGCTGGTGCTGCCGTTGTTTCTTTAGGTATAGCTATGTGGACGTTAGCAGACAATACTACAGAGGCGGAGAAAGCACAAGAACGCTTTAACAAGAAGCAGGAAGAAGCCGCTAAACAAGAGCAAGAACATAAACAGAAAATAGACTCTCTTGTACAAAGTACTCGTGACATTGCTTTGTCTGATTTGCAGAGGGGGCAGAGTTTGGCTGAACTACGTAAGGCATACCCTAAAATATTTGCGCAATATGACATTGAAACAATAAAACTTGCAGATATTCTTAAATTGAAACGTCAAATAGCAGATGAAGATGCTAAACGTGTTGGTGAGAAAAAAGAAAAGGAACTTTCTGATCTTGAATCTGAAATCAAG